GTAGTTGTAGTTGTGGTAGTTGTAGTTGTAGTTGTGGTAGTTGTAGTTGTAGTTGTAGTTGTAGTTGTAGTTGTAGTTGTACAACAACAATCAGAGTGCATAGCAATAGATTTACTATTTATTAATATGTCGCCATCCCAAAAATAAATAGCCATATTAACACTCCGTACCAGTATGCCAAGTAATATCATTACTTTGCTTACCATAACTTGGAACCCAAATTATTCTAGTCTTTTTTACCAAATTTAATCCATCTAAATCTACATCAGTGACAACTTCAATTGGATAACCTAATAAATAATAGTTATCATCATCACCTAATATATATGCTAATATTGTAGAAACATCAATTCTAGTAGAATTAGTCATTGTAAATGAGGATTGATCAGGTTTTACATACGCTGTTATATTTGAATCCCCATTGTCTGCACCACTAACATCACAAGGATCAAGACTTACTGTTGTACCAGTTAAAAAATTAACTTTAACCTTACCAAAATAAATATCTGGTAAATCAGGTTTTTCATAATCAGGATCATTATATGATAATGCATTAGGTGTAGTTCTATGACCCCTGTCTAATACTTCAGGTTCATAAGTTATTTCTTCTAGGGCTTCTACGGGATTATCAGGGGCTACATCAGCATCATCTGTAAGCCAAGCATCTTCACTTTGTGATGTAGTGCCTGCCTTAACAGGTAGCCAGAGTTTTAATCCAACTTTACCTGTATCAGGTGAAAGATATACATCTTTAACTATAGCTTTAAAAGTACCTGCACCTAATATTTCATCAGACAGAGTTAAATTTATACAATCAAAAGGTTCAAATTTAATATTATCTACATATGTATTAAAAGATATTGTTCTCCAACAATATCCAAGTCTATTACCCCAAAAATCCAGAGATTTATTTACTAAAGTTCTATGTGTTAATGTATAGAAATCAAAGTTTGATTCATTAAATCCAAGATCATTATCAATTTCTATAGTTTCTGTTAACAATTCATTATTATAGTCTATATAAAAATTACCCTTGAATACATTGCTTTTATCTAGGTAATCCTCTTGTTCTATTATAATACTATTAACATCAATATCTGTATCTGTTAAAGTATCATCAACACTAGGTTCTATAGATAAATATTTAATATAAATATTACCATCTCTAATGATAATACCACAACGTGATTGCCAAGCAATATCTAAGCAAAGTTGTATTACATTTATACTTTTAGTTAATACAAAATTACAAGGAAACTTTGTTCCTAATGCTGTGTCTACAATATCAAAAGAAGTATTATCAATAGTTAAGTCTGTGTAATTTTCTATTAAATATTTAATTATGTCAACTGCATTACCTGTTAAAGTATCTTCAGATTCTAAAGAAACAAAAATATCATCTTCCCAACCTTCATTTTCATAAGCACTTAAAGGTTGATCTAAAGTTATAGTTGTTGTTGCATTTGGATTAAAATCTGTACTTGATTCATAAGATTCATCTACTATATCTACAGTATAATAACCTGTTGGTATTGCAGCTAATACTTTTTTATCATTTACTTTTCTGTATGCCAATACTTCATCTACACTTGTAGAATTAGTATCATTAGCAATATAAATTGGTGTATCGTCTGCAACCAATGTAATATTAGCACCAGAATCTATTTGCCATGTTTGTTCTACTTTTATATAATCAGTTTGATATTCAAAATTATTATAAACATGACCACCTATTTTGAACCAAGCCCAATCATATAATCCATAAAATGAAGGTTCTTGAATAGTTTCACTTGAAAATAATATTGGCCAAGAATATCTAAATTTACATCTTTTACCATGTTGCTCTACACACTGATTACCATATATTGTACCATCATGGTCATACCACATCCATAGATTTTTGATTCTAACACCAGCATTATAAGATGCATCACTTAACCAAATATATCTATAATCTTCATCAGCCACATCATTACTATCACGTGTACCTGTTACTATAGTAGTATACTTAGGTAAAAGTGGCGTTTCTACAGTAAAAGTTTCTTTATCAAAAGTACCACTAAATGTACAATTATCAATATAAACATCAACTAAAGAATCTTGTGGAAAAAGATTAGCATTAGAGACTTGAAGTTCAATACTTATACCACCAGAAGAATCATCAACATCAGTACTTTTTAATGGCTCAAGTAATGAGCCTTTAAGTGTGTTACCAACTTGAAGTGCTTTAACTCTACGTACTTTTCCAAAACATAAAGGTACATTTTTCCCTATCACATCTTGTCCTAGATAAGTATAATCACCTTCTTTAATAACTCTACCTATTTTCTGATCTTCAGTTTTAGTAGATATATTAAAAGATAGAGTACAATTACTTTCTGTCCAAGTTATTGGCGAAGTAATTTCACCTGTAAAAATTTTATCAGAACTTTTAATTGTATTATTAACATTTAAAAAACTTTGATATACATCACAATTTACACCTTGTAAATTTGTACTTTTAATTGTAGTTAATAATGATTTACCTAAATCACTTAATGTTACTTGCATAGAATTTATAGCTACACTATTGTAAGCTTCAGTTCTAATACTATATTCACCTATAGACATTATTGAACCTATAGCATTAGCTGCTGAAGAACCATCTTTGGTTCCTAAATCTCTTTCAGCGTAATATAAGCTATCAAAATTAATAATAGTTATAGGTTTTGAAGCTAATTTCTCAGTAACTGCTGTTATTGTTTTCAATCTAAAATCCCTTCAAACTCTATACTTACAGTATATCTTTCATTATCATAATCAGGTACGCCAGAATTATATACTAACGTACGTGTAGTACTTACAAAATCTAAGGGAATATTAGTTATTATACCTGTATAATCAACATCATCCCAGTCTTTTAATGCTATTTCTTCTGTAACATCAAGATAAGCTCTTAATTGATTTACTTGTGTGTATGTTAAATTTTCAATAGTAAAATTAATTACACTTTTATCAAAAGGTATAACATAACTTCTAATTATATTATCCCTACTAAAATATCTTATAACTTTATTTTTAGATTGTATAGAATCTGCAAGTATTGGATTTGGTAATGTAATACTACCTATCATCATTGTAATTCTCCATCAAACTCAATAACAAAATTATAATAATCAGTTTGACCCTGTTCTACTATTTTTAAGTCTGGAGAAGTAATCATACCTCTCCAGACATTTCCTCTATGATCCACATAATCAATTTGTAATCCTAAAGTATCATTAATAAAAGTTTGCATTTCAGTTGCTTTAGTTTCTGTTAAAGCTACAAAAGTTAAAGTTAAATGTTCTTCTTTAGTTATAACACTATCTGTTATTAAATATTCACCGAATTTATTTCTATTTAATTTTCTGTCAAATCTTAGATTAAAACTATCACCTATTATAGGCTTAGGTAAATATATTCTATCATAAACACCTGTACCACAGGGGTCAAAAAACACATCTTCAGGTTCACAAGGTGTAGAATTTGTAGATAATTGTCCAAAACTCCAAGGCCAAAAAATCATTATCCCAATCATTTATAACCTCAACAATCCTTTACGCATTTCGTAGCGTAATTGCCTGCCAATATTTTCTACAGTATTTTTTGATGTACTGCCACCATTAACTGTTATATTAATATCACCAATATTTGTATTTTCAGTATCACGCTGACCATAATTTATAGGTATTAATCTACCTGCAAATTGTCTCGAAGCTTCTTTACTTAATACAAATTCTCCAGGTGTAAGCATGGCAGGCACAGTATCACTACCTTTAGGTGTAAACATACCTTTAGAAGCATACACTGTTCCGCCTTTCCAAAGTCGAGGACCATCACCTGGATAACTATCTGGATTTAACCAATCAGGGATTGTTGATGGATGTTTAACTTGATTTAAAGCATTAATTAACCGTTCAACAGCTTTTGTTGCGGACATAGTTTCAGTTTTAAAATCTATCATAACCTGATTAGCAGTTTCACCAAATAATTTTACGGTATATTCAGCTTGTTCTTCAGCTTCTTTCATTTCCCATAAATTAACATTTAAAGCTGCTTGTGCTTCTTTAGCTTTGTTAATATTATCTTGTATATTATTAAAAGCCTCCACTGCATAATTATATTGTTGTTTTAAGGAATCTACAGTTTCTTTATCACCTTTAAATTCACCTAATTTAGAACCAAAAGATTTTAAGTGTCCAGCTATCCTATTTAAAATTTCAGGAGTTATGGTCTCCATATATTTTAATTCAGTTATTTCAGAAACTAAATCAGTAATATACATCTCAGGTTTGCGTTTTACATCTTTACCTTTAATATAGAATGAAGAACCAGGTTGTTCAACTCTTTTAGCAGAAGATTTACCTAATAAATTAACCATTTCTTCTAATTTTTTAATACCTGCATCTACTTCTTTATTTGCTTTAACTAAAGCTTTTTGTGATTCTATATAAGATTCTTCTCTAGCTTTATTAGCATCTATAGTTTTAGTTTGATATTCATCATATGTTTTAAAAGCTTCTCCTAAATCTAAAGTATCTTTAAAATCTTTCAAAAATTTACCACTAAGTATTAATTCTTTTTGTTTTTCCCATTCAGTTATTTGATCTGTTAAATCAATTTTTTCAAATATATATTTATATTCTTTAGGTACTATAATTACTAATTCTTTTAAAGATTCTTTTAATATATCAATTGCTAGACTAGATTCTAAAATTTTAGCATTTAAATCATCTATCTCAGCATATTGTAGTCCTTTTAATTTTTCACTTATTCTTCTGGTAACTTCTTGTGAAACATCTAAAGATTTAATTTCATAACCTTTACCACCAGTTAAAGCTTTATATTCTCTTTGTTGTGTTCTAAGTTTCTTTTGTTCTTCTTCATTTAATTCTTCTCTTTTGGATAATAAAGATTTTATAGATGATTCTAATTTTTGATAATATTGAATATCCATAGCCGCAGCTTGATCTTGAAGTTTTGCAGCTTTACCCCATAATAATTCTTTACGAACAGCATCTTCTGCATTATCACCCATTCGTTCCCATTGATCTGCTCGATTTTTTAAAGCTTCAGATTTATTTTGTTCAAAAGATTGCTTCCAACCAAATTCTCTATCAGATTGTGTGATACCTATTTTAAATATATTATCTTGTGCTTTTAATATTTCTTCTTCTGCTTTTTTAATCTCTGTTCTTAATTTATGAAAAGTTGATTCTATATTTTGAGCCAAAGTTTCAATCATTTCTGTTGTGGCAGATTCTACTTTTTCAATATCTACCCCAATATCTCTATAGGTCAAAGACATTTCTGAACCTAAATTAAAAAATTTAACTCTAGTTTCAGCTAATAAAATATTTAACTTTCTAGCAGATTCTATATAAGCTGAAAATCCTTCAGTAAATTCATTAGCTTGTTTTTCTTTAGCTTTTACTTTGTTTTGTGTTTTTACATACTCAATAAGTTCATTATTAGCTTTTTTAGTTTCTATAGTTACACTTACCATTTTTTCTATTAATAAAGTAAGACCTACAAAAATTGCTACTGGCAATATAGTCAAAAATGTCATTTTAAGCATATGTAAAGCAACATTTAGTGTGTATGCAACACTTTTAGTAGCCATCATAGTAGCTACTAAAACTGAAAATCTCATTCTAATAACTTCAAGTATTGGTATTATATACTTCCAACCAATCATAACAGCTATAGCTGTAGTAGTTAGACTGATTAATTTATCCACAACAACTACTAATCCTTGTACTTCAACTTTAGCACCTTGTGAATCTATTTTCTGTTTTTTAAACATATCAGAAAAGGCCATCATTAAGTTCACTGTTGTTGGTGCATATGTTGTTGTAAATAAGTTTTTAAGTTGATTAAGAGTTAATGCTAATTTCTCACCTGATGTTCTAAATTGATCTAATTTAGCAGCCTCGAAAGCTTCATCTGCTGCTGAACCAAATTGCTCTAAAATACCGTTAAATTTTTCTAAATCTTTCATAAGGGCAGCCATACCCATAGTAGGTCTTATCCTACCAAAAAGTTTTGCTAACTCAGTATTAGTACCCTGTGTTCTTTCATAAAGAATTTTTAAAGCACCAGCCCATCCATATGTTTGAATTAATTGTTCCCCAGTAGCTATACCTAAATCATTCAATAAATCTTTCATAGCACCAGTAGGCTTAGCGAGTTTCATAATTACACCACGAAGCAAAGTCATAGATTCTGTACTTTTAACACCTTGAACAGTTATTCGTGCAATAGAAGCACCTAATTCTTCTAATGTAATACCCATCTGTGCGGCAGGTACAAGTGCTCTACCAAAAGTATTTGCTAACTCATTAGCACGTACACGACCAAGTTCAATAGTTTTGAATAAAATAGCCGAAACTCTATCGACATCTGAAGCCTCAAGTCCATAAGCGTTAAGAGCGGCAGATAAAAGATTTACTGAATCTTCTGCTGTGGATTTAGTTATTTTACCAAACGCGGCCACTGATTCCTGAAATCTATCAGTTTCTTCTATGCCTTTAGCAATCTGATTAGATAAAATCTGGTACCTAGCATTTGCAGCATCTATTAAATCTACACCCCAAGCATTAGATAACCTAACTAAAGAAGCTGACCATTGTTCTATAGTGCCTTGATTATCTTGTGCTATAGTTCTGATTTCCACAATCGCTTTATGAAAATCTTGTAAAGTAGTAATAGAATCTCTTAATCTAGCTACAAGTATTAAAAGTGCACGTCTAATCAAAAATACCAAAATTACTCTTTCAAGCATCTTGGTGGACATTATCATTTCATTTGTATTTTTAACATAAGATTTTGATTGTTTTTTATGTTGATTTATAGCCTTTTGTCTTTGTCTATTTATTTTGTCATTAGCTTTTTGTTCTGCTTTTAATTTTTTATTTAGTTCTTGAATATGTTTTTTATTTTCGGATACTACTGCTTTTAAGGCTTTAATTTGGTCTTTGTAAGCTTGTGTTTGTTTTTTGGATTGATCAGTAAGTTTTGTTATTTGTGTTACTTGTTCACTAAGACCTTTGTTTGTAACTTTTAGAGTTGTGTTATATTTATCACCCTCTTTGGTCAAACCTTTGTATAAGTAAAAAAGTTCTCCTGTAGTTTTATTTAATTTAGTAGTTACTTGATCAACAGTATCTATACCTGTACCTAAATTACGTAAAACTCTTTGTAACTTCTGAACATGAAGTCTGGATTTAGTTGTATCATATCCAGCTTCTCTTAATGCAGCTTGTGAACTTGGACCACCCATTATTTACCCTCTAATCTTTTTAACCCTGGAGTATGTCTAACAAAAGTTTTAGACTTTAAATAGTTATTTAAGTCTGGCATATTTTTTGTCTCATAACTAAATACACGATTTGCAGCATCCATAGCTTTATCGAAATAATGCCAAGGTGCTTTATTTATTAATTTAATTGCAGGGTATGATTTTAATTCATTTATATTAACATACCAAACATCTGAACGGAAATAAAATCTTATTCTACCATTTTTATTTTCTATACCAAAAACAGATTCTTGTAATCCACGTTGAAATTGGCTTTTAATTTTATGATTTCTTGAATCTCTGGCAGGAGTTATTGTCCAATGAATACCTAATTCTTGCCCAAAAGCTGCTAGTGAACCTTGTGCTCGTCCTGTATATGTGGGCAATAAATTTTTTAAAGTTCTAACAAAAGCTTTAGCTGCTCGTCTTGTTGCACGTTCTGCTGATTTTTCTAAATCTTTATTAAATTTATTAGCATCTAAATATATTTTATATTTATTAAAGTACATTCCTATCATTAAGTATCTCCATTTCTTCATAACTTCGTATTTGACCATATGCAATAATTTGTTGTTGGACCCAAATACTACAATTATTCCAATTTTTTGATAATCCAGGAGGCAAGATACCTAATCTTTCACAAGAACGCCAAACACTATATTCGAGTGTTCTACCTTTAGGTAAGGTTAGCTTGGTTGAGCCTCCTGCTGCGACGCTAAAAAACGATTTTTAGCTTCCGAAAGTCTTGATTCACTCAATCCATTAGATTCAAGTACACCTTGTATAAGTTGTCCTATTTGTATATCAGAAAATTTTAAAGATTTAAGTTCTTCTTTATAATTAGCAAAAGTATCCGGATTTGAGAAATCAACAGTATCCCATTCTAATCCTTCTGTGGCTAACAAAGATTTTGCTACCATCCATTCATATCTATATGTACTAAATTTTTCAATTTTTTCCCTATAATCTTTATCATTTAAATCTGGTGTCGTTTTACCTGATTCTCTAAATCTTTTCATAGGAGCTTCAGGTTCTATACATATTTTTTCAAATTCTGAATAATCTGAAATACAAGAGGCTTGAAAAATAATTTCAGTTTCACCTCTTAAAATTGGGATAACTATATTTGTTGGTGCGTTAAAATCTATGCCTGTTATTTTCATTCTTCTTTCCTTAAATTGTTAAATTAGTGTGGCCTTATATTATGTGTTAGTTACAACAGGAGCTACTTGTTGACAAGCACCTGAACAACTAATCATTCCTGTCTTAGGATCATATGATATATCTGTATATCTAAAATCAGAAAATGTAATAGTTTCCTCTTTACTGTCACAGGAATCTGTTAAAACAAAAACTAGATCACAGGCATAAGGTTCACAAGTTGCACCTGTTGATGTAGCATTTGTACCTGTACCTTTAATCATTTCTACAATAGAATCGTCCCCTGATAAATTTTCATGCATCAACCAATCCCATATAAAATCAAAAGATACTTCACAAGGTTGATCTTCACCTAATCTTGTAATTGATCCAGATATTTGACCCCTATCAAGTATATATTCTATATTTCGTTTTTCAGACCAAGTGATATTACCATCACCTAATCCTACTGTTACACTATAACCATCACCCTCTTTAATAGTAAGGGTGCCTTCTCTCAAACTTCTTTGACTCATGTAATTACTCCTCTACATACATTCTGTAGTGTCCTTCAATTGTTGTTTGTAATAATTTTAAAGAGGCATCAATTTGCCCCATATTAGCAATTTCTATACCACCATGTTTATCACCTTCAGGTTGTAAAATATAACAACCTAATAGATCACCAGTATCAGCATCCTGTGAACCATATTTATATATTTTTATATTTGTAAATAATTCTGTAGCTAATCCAATATTTGTTGAATGTAAAAATGCAGATGTTGGTTTCATTTGTGTACAAACTAATAGATTAACTTCAGAAGTAATATAATAACTTTGATTAGTTAATTCTTCAATATTAGGGCCATCTATACGTACTTCAATCCAGTCTCTCTGGTCATTTGTTCTACGCTCAGTACCTTCAACAAATGTATGAATACTTAACCCATCTACAAAATGTTTTGCTACAGAAGCAAATATCCATCTGGGTAAATTTGTTTTAAGACTCATCAATTTGTCCTTCTAATTTAACTATAATTATATATTTAGCTTTACCTTCTTCAAAATTATTTAATTCTTTTATACAATATTCTTCACTATCAAAAGTAACAACAGTATTTAAATCCATCTCAAAAGAACCTAAATCTATGTTAGCTATAATAATATCACGTTGCGATTTATCAAAAAAACCACCATAAGTAAAATTCTTATTAGCAGCTATATAAGATAAATCATAGTTAAAAGTACGTGCCATTTTTGATGGTAATATAATTGCTTTTTTAACAGTTAAAGAAGATGTTGTTTTACCACTAAGAACACCTGTAGTGTAATTTAAAGTGCCAGCGGAAGTAGTGTTCTTTAGTGATATTGATCTACCAAATCTACGTCTTAATCTTTTAATATTATTTTCTACAATTTTAGTTCTCGCCGTTGACATTTATTCTACCATCAATTCTTTTTGAACCCAATGTGCAGCATGGTTAGTTATTATTTCTGGGGTACAAATTAATATTGCAGCTATACCAACAATTAAAAAGATCATTTATTTAATCCTTGTTCAATCTGTTCGTTTTGCTTAGCATTTAATGCCGTGATAGTTTTGACCCACCAATCATGCCATTCTTCAAATCTTGATAATCTACAATTTAATGTTTGTTTTACATCATCAATTTTTTTATTGATGCTCTGAATCTCTTGATTACGATATCTCTCTGCAAAATCTAATTTTTGATTAAATTCACGTTGAATAGCTAAAAACCCAGCAACAATAGTTAATATAATACCGACACTTTTGATTGTTCCATTACCATTTGACATATTTACCCTTTAAAATAGTGGTAGGTGCCTAAGCACCTACCACTATAGTCAGGCCACACTAACCTAACAGCACAGCACCAAGATTCGTATCCAGAACTTTAACACCACAAAGGATATCAACAGTTACTAAATGTCCCTGTTTCGTTCCATCATAAGTTATTACAACACGAATACCTATACCATCAATTTCGGCCACAGCACTCAAAGCACCTGTACCTGTCTTAGGTGCAGCCAAAGGACGACTTACCAAAGATAAGGCGTTACGATGAAAAGCAAAATTATAACGACCAGTAGGATATATAGATATAATTGCATTGTTTGCTATAAGAACATCAAGAGGTCTATCTAAAGTAATTAAAGTAGAAGTTGCAGCTATTACAGTATAATTTTTATCTGTAGATGCAGGTGCAGAAGCACTTGTAGCTATTTCTACTTGCTGGCCTACCTGAATATCTTCCGCAGTACCATCATAGAGAATAGTACTAGAATAATCTGCTGCATAACCAGCAATAAGATTAACAAGTGCACTATCAAAAATAGATATAGCTGCACCAATCACACAATCATCCCTAAGTCCTGGTGTAATAACCAAAGTATCAGCACCAGATACTGATGTATCAGTA